TTTTAAAAAAGTAAAACCATCATATGTCAAACGAAGACTACGTTCGCCATTTTCTCTAATGTTTTTCCACCATTTTTGGTAATATTTTTCGACAACTAATGCCACTGGCTCGTATCCAAGCCAATTTGTTAAAAACTCTACCGTTAATTTATGCTTTATGTCCATCCGAAATCTTTTGACCTGTGGTTAGTTTGTATACAGAAAAGTCTTCGCAATTATACAACTTGTTTAGCTTTTCTGCAAGATTAAGAGCATGCCCTGCATTAGAAAAACTAACTTTTTTATATTTCGGGCCTAATTGTTGTGCTAGCACCGAACTGGTTTTAAGATTCACTGGACGATCTTTGTAAAAAACAGCCCAAATAGCTTCAGCTTCTAAAACTTGTTCAGTTTTATAGGTTTTTTTATTTGTAATTTCTAATAACACAATTGGCTTTGGGCGGCTCATATAATTATGTGTCGAATATGTCGACACATAATTATTTATCTTAAATTTTACTTAAAACCCCCACCATCCATGTTTATCGAAATAACATTAGGCTGACTTTGTAAATTTTTTAATTGTTCATCTAAATTTCCAGCTAGTCTTGTCATTACAATTGCTAAACTATCAGACAATGCCTGTACTTCTTTAATATCTAATACCAAATTTTTTTGGTTAGTTTTGATAGAAATTTTAGCTTTTTCTAAGAATTTTTCAATGGCTAACGTATTGAGATTATTCATTTTTGTTTACCGAATTTAATACATTTTTCATTTCATTTTCTGTTTTAAAAGGGCCTTGATATGGATATCTCTCTAATGTAATTAGTTTTGGACAAAAACTTTTGACCCAACCTTTTCGAAACTTAATAATATAAAAACCTGCACAGTATAGGCTCTTGCTCTTCGAACTTTTAGCATAAATTGGCAATTTTTTTCTTACATTATAAACTGGATTAAAAGGTTTTGAACCACACGGATATCCATAAATGCCTTTAATTTCTTCTTTATCAACTATATAATTAGAATTTTCGACTATATTTTCAAAGATATTTGGTCCGAAAATTTCTCGAACATCTTTAATATTAGATAATTCTGTTTTATTACCTTTTTGAAAAAAAGAATAACCTTTCTTTTCCTTATTTAAAGTACCTAATTTTAGTCCTTGTTCTTCTAAAATCCAGCATTTATTAGGTACTAAAACTTTAACTGTGGTATTCATTTATATATCTCGCATTGAGTGGGTTAACATAGCTATCTAACTGTTCGGTAATTTTTAGTAGATCGTGTTTTCCGCAAAATTTAAGCAATCTCAATCCAACTTGACTAATATTTTTATTAGAAATTTTTGCCGTATTAATCGTTTCTGTAATAAGATCTTTAATATTATCAGGCTGCGCCGTTAAGTCACAAAGTACTACATTTCTTGCATAATCGTCAATAACACGATGTTCGGATCCTTCGTGATCTATCCATCGTTGCAACATGAGATTGTTCCAATTGTAACCTTTAGAAATTCTATCCGCATATGCTTCTTGTAATCCAACTTTAGTTTTAGTTCCTTTGGTTCTGACCCCAGGATATGCACTAAAAATATTATCACTGGTATCTCCTCGCATACACTTCTCAAACAAAAGCCATTCAGGATCAGGAGCTGGTTTTACTTGCTGAGTTTTTTTATCAACAACCCGCTTCCCTATCTCATCGAAATATCCTTCGTGTGTAATAGTAACTCCAGTAACTCCGTTATATTGTCGAACATTAGAAGAAATTAATTGTGCAAAATCACCATCGGTAGAAATAATAACATGTTTATCATTTGGATGAGACTGAATCCACCCTGCAATTAAATCATCAGCTTCTAACTGAGGGTGATGTAACACTGTGCAATTAGTCATGTTTTGCACAAATTCTTTAAATTGATCAAATGTCTCCCAAAACACTCGATCTTCTTCAGCCTCCGACGGACTTAGAGCTGCTCTAGCTTCTGCTCTCTGTCTTTTATAAGGTGCATAATAATCTTTACGCCAGCTACGTCCTTCGAGGCAAAAAACAACATGTTTGCCATCAAAGTCTTTCCATGCTTTCTTAATACTAGTTAAGATTGTATGAAGACTAAGCCCTACTTTTTCTTCGAGATTTCCACGTACAACATGTCTTGCTCGAAAAAACGTATTAGCAGTATCGACTAAAATGTAAGTCATGCAAATGGCCTTATATAATAATTTGGAGTAAAAAACTTTTGTTTAATATCATTTCGAACAAACATAACGTCTAACTGTACAATTGTATCCTCATGCTTCAAAAAACCACCTTCGACGGCGATGAAATTTTTCGATTTAAAGTATTCAAGATAATCATGTATATTTGGTGAATCTTTATTATATTCAATAAAAGGACATTCAGTCCAAATCATATCTACCTTATCTATAATAGATTCTGCCCCACTCAAAATATCTAATTCTGATCCTTGAGTATCGATCTTAATAAAATTAGGAATTGGTAAATTATATTCTTGGATAATACTATCTAAAGTACGACATGGCATCTTTACAGGAGTAAAGGTATCATGATGAACTGTATTTTCTCGATAATAACTATCACCGCTATTTTTACTATTATAAAATAACACCGAATCTCTACCAGGATTACTTAATACTGTATTAAAAAAGTTCCATCCTCCTGCTTGTAAAGTCGGGTTCCATTCAGGATTTGCTTCAAATAGAAAAAATTTCGAATCTGGCACAATTCCTTTTAAAGCTCGAGAAACATTGCCTTCACATGCCCCAATATCATATATGACATCGAACGACATTCCCTTATTTTTATAATTATAAACAATTTCGATTAAATCACTCATTAACTTACTTCTGACCTCCCATTTCCAATTTGTTTAACATCAATAAATCCCATTGCACGCCGTTCCATATTTGCACCGACGGCTGCGCCGGATTCTCTACAAATCTCAGTGAACCATTGATCGATAACCTCTTCGTCTGTTTCACCATAATATCCTAATGCTTTTAATTCTACTACCTTATACTCGTTCCAGTCAAGTTCCCAAAAGCCAAATCGTGGATTTTCTGGATTAGTATGGAACCCAACTACTTCAAAATATGGTTCTTTCTTTTCAGTAGCGATTTCTTTCGGATTTAATTTAGCTAGACGTTGTTGTTCTTTTCTTTCATTTTCTGCAGCATCGGCTGCAATCTTAGCCGCTTCTGCTTTGGCAATTAACTCATGTGCTTTATTTTCTGCTTCGGTTGCAAGTCTAGTTGCTTCTAGAGTAGCAGCTTCTAACTTATCGATACCTAAAACTCTTTTAATAAATTTATTCATTATGTTCCCCATGCGTTCTTGAAGAGTGGCACTTGAAGTCTATCGCTATACCTTAATCCATTACGCATTGCTAATTCAGCAACACGGCGATTATTTAGTGAATACACACTTTCTACACCCCCAACGGGCATTAAGTATACTGGACCTCTAAATCCTGCATCTCGATATACTTTTGCAGTTTCAATTGCTTCTTTTGCATCTTCATCAGTTGCAACTACAAATTTAAGATAAGTATAGCCAATATCTTCGTAACTACATACGATATCTGGTTTAATTGCATCTTCTCTAGATTCGCCACTGCAACTTAATTTTGCACTAACAGAAAAAGTGACTTCGTTATCCAAACTTTTTGAGAGCCAATTTATTGTCAAATAATCTTTGAGCTCTGCACTAATTTCTTGAGTTCCATTTGTTTCAAACGTAATCTCTTTTAACCCTTGCATCTTAGGATGTTCTAACAAATCCGGATAGGCACGTTGCCACCCTAACAACGGTTCGCCGCCAGTAATAACTAAATGTTCGTCTCTCCATTCCCCGTAAGGTAGTAAGCTAACAATTTGTTCAGCAATGTCATCGGAGTTCATCATAGGACTAAGATTTTTAAATCGTGTATCCCAGCTGGCATAACTATCACAACCTGTACTAACTAACGGTAATTCACCATACGACTTGTACTTGCTAGGATCTATATCAGCAGCTTCTGTGCTAAGTTCTCCTTTAGGCATACCAAATCCTGCGCACTTAAAATTGCAACCAAAAGTGCGTAAGAAAACTGAAGGAACACCCATATAGCGCCCTTCTCCTTGAATACTATAAAACAATTCTGCTACTTTAATTTTACTCATATTTTTACCTAGAAATTGGATCTCGATAATCACCTTTGCCGGGGAAAATATTTCTTACTCCGCCGACCGGATTATATACATCTCCTCGTCTGCGAGGAATAAGATGAATATGCGGCCACATAATGGTCTGACCAGCTGCTTCACCTGCATTTAACCCAATATTAAATGCGTCACATGTTGTTTGAGATACCATAAAATTTCCATGACGAACTGCTTGATCAAACGCAAATCCTAACGCAACTAGTGTATTGTATTTAGGTACAAAAAGCAAGTGTCCATCAGACACTGGATATTTGTCTCGATATACCGCAACATAAAAATCTTCTTGTAGTATATCATTCCACGGAACATTAGCATCTTTAATAGAATATGGTCCGTTAAAAATATTATCATTTGAAGATCTAGGAAAAATATTGTCGTTCACTTCAACCACCAATTTTCCCAAGGAAACACTACCCAAAGATCGTTATTTGCCTTATTAATTTCAATACCTGAATAATCCATTTTAACCTGTGCAATGCTTGAAAGATTATCAACAAGAACTGCAAACTTTACGTTATTATTCCAAACATCGTTCCATGCAGGATTATCTTTTAAGCAGCTCAAAGGCCAGTCTTTTAATATCCAGTTAAACGTAGCACCTGTATCGTTAATATCGTCAACAATAAGAATATTTTTTCTACTTTCAGGATCACTAAACCCTGAAGTTTTATCATTGTTGTCTCTCAATTTATACCCGATTGCATTGTCAGCCATCCAACAATTGGATTCCGTATCCTTGTTGCTACCTTCTCGAAGGCTAACTTTAAGAGTGTGGCATGGCACATCAAAGTAATGGCTAATCATTACTGCAGGTAGCAACCCTCCTCGAGTAATTCCTACGATATAGTCGGGCTTCCATCCTGATAAAGTAATATCACGACAAAGTTTTGCAGTTAAAAATTTATATTCATTATAGTCGACAAAAAGTTTATTCATTATCCATGTCCTTTCATGCTTAGACAAATGTCATAAAATTCTTTCTTTAATGCAGGATCGCTGTTAAATGCGCCTAGCATAATTGCTGTAGTCATGTCGCTTTCGTGCTCGCGAACTCCACGCATAGTCATACAATGATGTTCAGCTTTAACTACCACAGCAATATGTTCAGTCTTAGCATATTCTTTAAGTGCATCAGCAATCTGTGTGGTCATTTCTTCTTGAATCTGTGGTCTTTCACAAATATGATGTACAAGACGATTAAATTTACTAAGTCCGATTACTTCGTCTTCGGGTACAATACCTACCCAACATTTACCAACAATATTTTGGAAATGATGTGCACAAGTGCTACGAATACTAATAGGACCTGTAGTATACAAACTCTTGTAACCCATGTTAGGAAAAGCTGTTACCTTAGGTACTGGGCGATACCGTCCGCTAAATGTTTCTCTAATAAACATTTTAGCTACACGGCGTGCAGTATCATTTGTATTATGATCGTGTTTAGTATCGATAACTAGACTTTCTAAAACCCCTTGAAAACGTTCGGTAACTTCATCGACTAGTAAATCAATTTCTTTATCATTATAAATGAATTTAGAAATATTATCATTACTATGATATCTTTCTCCAGAACGTTCGATACGATCACGAATTACATTGCTTATACGTTTACCTACATCACTCATTATAATTATTCTCCGAGTTTTCGTCGTGGATGACGCTATGATCTTATAATATACTATTATTTAGGCAGTGTCAAATTAATCTTTTTAAAATTTCATCTGCACTAAAAAAATCTTTACTTAAAATTTCTGTTTGTTTTTTCAAAGTTGGAAGCTTTGTTTCGTAAGATTCCATATGGTCGATAATTTTATTACATAATTCTTCTCGATATGTTTCGTAAGAAAAGAAATTTTCTGTCCATTCACTAGGATACTTAAATGTTTCAAAATACATTTCTGAATAACTTAATCGATCAGGAACCATCGGTATTGCATCAAGTAATGCACCTTCATAACAACTAATACCTAAAGTTTCTTGCAAATTTGCACTGAATACTAATTTTGCTCGGCTCAATAAATTATGATATTCATGTTTAGTTAACTTTTGATCTTGGCAAACTACAAATTCATATTGTGGAAGGCGAATTTTTAAATCTCTAAAAATATCTACCTGTTTTTCTGGAGCAATACGATGTGGAAATAAAATAAGATTTTGTTTTGGCATATTTTTATATGAAGTTAATAACTCCTCCATATATTCCATAGGCCATCCGGATCTTACAATTTTATCACCATCAAATCTTTCTAACCAATCGTCCTGATACCAAGGATTCGATGTCGGCGCTCCGTTATGTAGGAGATTATCGAAAAACATCTTTATATGAAAATCGGTAGCAAAATAATTATGATCTATAGCCCAATACATACTCTTTTCGGCATTTCTTACCCAGGGCTTGTCACCAATAAGTCTACCTAGGAAATCTTCAGGATCATAACTTCCTGCGTGCCAAAGAGCGTGAATCTTTACAGGAATCTGTAATAATTCACTCATGTATTTAAGATTTATGATGCCAGGATGCCAAGCATCAGTAAACAAAAAATGATCACCGGAATGAACTGTTCCTGAGCAAAATAATCTAGAAATTTGCTCAACCTGACTAGCTTTATATACATTTGTTCCACCAAAATTAAGAAAAGCACCAGGAGTAGTAGAACTTGGAATGTCTACAGGACCTGAAATTATTTCTACTTTAATCCCTTGATTTTGAAGTAAATTAGGTACATGGGTCTTCCATTGACCCGTGTACCGTGTTTCTACTGCTTCAATGTCTACTATATAGACAGTCATCCCTTGGTCCTAGAAACTCTTTCTCGACGATATCCTCGTCGATCGTTATTTGACTTCGCAAAAAAGTCTCGCCATTCCCTAGACTTATACAAGTCTGCTGGGTCAAATCGGAGAAGATTGAATCGGCAATGATCCAACCAAGCTTCAAGATCCTCATAGATTCGAACTACTTCGGGCTTCATCGAACGATTCTTAACACTCGCCATTTAAAATTACCTCACCATCTATTGTTAAACTTAATGAAACAACCATTTTCGTTGTCTTCACTTACCTCAATCCAGATATTTCTGGCGCCATATTTGTTG